TTGTTGGCTGATTCGCCAAACATCATTTGCGCAGGATTACGGGCAATGCGCTCAATATTGGTATCAAGCTCATCCTCACCCGTATTGCTTTCCACTTCCTCTTGGCTATAGCCCATAGCAACCAATTCGGATACGGTTGCCAATTTTCGATGCGCAACAATATCAGCGTCTTCAAGCGTTCTGGCGCGTCGATCGACAATAAATTCTTCAGGAGCCAATGATTCAACTCGGAAACGCTTAGTGATAATTTTGCGCTTAACCTTTACGTCGTGAATCATCACGGTTGGCGTTAACTGCTGGCCGGTTAGCGGGTCAATGATTGGCGGAGGCGCTGAAGGATCTTCAATTGAGATCAAATCCACCATTTCGACGCCATCTTGGCTCAACACTAATGTAAGTTGCGCGTCATCCAATCCGCTGTAGGTTTCAGCCTTAACTTCTTCCCTTTCATCGACCCACCACTTGCACACACCTGTTTTGCGTACCAGGGCGTCCTTAAAGATTGAATGAAACAGCACAAAGCCGTTGTTGTCTTCATTTAAGATGTAACGCACATAATCTGTGGCCTGCTCCGCCATAGCCACATCCTCGGCGCTGCGCGGTACATACTGCACAACATTTTCGCTACTGAAGAAAATGCGCATAAGGCTTGGCAGAATGGCCTGCACGGTATCGCGCACGTCCATTGACACAACTTGGCTACGGCCTTCTTCTTCATCGCCAAATGGATCGCCAAAGTAGTATTCCGTAGCGCGGGCGCGAAGATTGCCAATCTCTAAATCAATAAAGTTAACGGCATCCGTTAGTTCAGCCGCGACAACTGCTTGCACTTCAGTTTCGTCCATAGGCTCACCGGATTTGATGCCGGTAGCAAGATTCATTTCAACGTCCATGTCACTTTGCCTTATTTCTTGCGCTAATGGCCTTGGCTTTTGCTTTGGCATCGGCTTTGCTGGATGCGCCCCATGCCTTCAAACTAAGCAAAAGTCTCGTGGGTTCGCCATTTTTGTATTCTGGACCAGGCATATTGCCCATTCTCGCAAGAAAGCTGGCGCGTCTTGGGTTATCGCCCGACTTAACGGGCGCTTTAAGCGTTCCACCGGTTTCAGCCTTATAGGATGCCCGACCCTTAGCGTTTAATCCGCCACTAGGACTTTGCCCCTCTTTACGCTGCCACGCTGGTGTTTTCATGTTTCATCGTCTCGCATAAAGTTTACGCGCTGAAACTCGACAGCTTCGCGCTGGCGGCGTGAGTTCGCCATCGATGTAATGGGCCCGCCAACCAACCAGGCGTCGCAAGTGCGTGCCGCTGCGCACTTAAAGTGAAAAAGTTCGCAGTAACCAAGGTCGGCGGCGTTTTGAACAGCTACTTCGAGGTCTTCGCTCTCTTCGCCCTCTTCGCCGTTCTCGTACTCGCCCTCCTCGTCACCTTCCATGCCGCCTGTGATACAGGCAATCATTTCAGGTGTCTGGATAAACGCAGCGCAGTTACCGCAGCGCATGGATTTGGCTTGCGCTAGGTCCGTGTTCCAGGTTTCGGCTTTAGCGTCCCAAAAGTCCTTGTTTGGAAGTTCGGGATTAGCGGGTCCATAACCCACGTTAGCGAAGGCCCAGTTGCGATTCTTAAGGTTCGCTACGGGATCTTTGGTTTCAATCGGGCATTCCATTATTTCTTCTTCGCTTTACCGGCTTCAGACAAAGCAATGGCAATGGCCTGCTTAGGATTGGTCACCATCGGACCCTTTTTGCTACCGGAATGCAATTTGCCCGACTTGTATTCGGTCATTACTTTGCTGATTTTTTTCTCGGCTTTGGTCTTTTTCATCATGATGGCAGGATGTCCGTAATAGAAACGTTGATGTTGGATGATGAACCGCGCAAGAATGCAATCTTCTCTCCTGGCGCAACGTTGAAATACTCCACGCATGGCGCAGGCATGATCTTGCTTGTGCTGGTCGCCGTGGGATTGGTGCCAATTTCAAAGTGAATGTGGCTATCCGTATTGGCAACGGCCACGCGCATAAGCGTCACGCCGGTTCCTGCAGCGTGTGATTGCTGACTCGTATTGTCTACCGCCAAAAACGTCGTGGTGCCAAAGCGACCAACGATCTGCGGCCACAGCTGACCGAGTGAATCGCGGTATTGGCGACTCATCGCTTAGCCGCTCGCATGTTATCCACCAAATTAGGATAGGGGCGGCCTGCGGATTTAGCCATGGCTTTGGCGGAAGCCTTTTGCTTTTTAGACAGTGGTTCGCTTTTGCCAAGCGATTTTGGTCGTAACTTATCCCAGACAGGTTTTGATTTCATGGCGCACCCCCGTTTGGGCGCGAAACTATCACATCAATGACCTACACGCAATGCCGTGTAATCCGCCATAAAGCCCTCGAGTTGCGCCAACCGCTTAAACACAGCATCAGCGCTTAGGCGCGAGTAAAAAGGTTTAAGCGCTGGAAATCGCTCCATGTCACGCCAATAGGTGCTGATCACGTTATTAGCCCAATCAAGTGCGGTTGTGTTATCAAGATTACCCGCGGCAAGTTCATGGCGCAAGAACATTTCCCAATCCACAATCCCTAACGCGTGGCGCGGATTGCGCTGATTGGAGTCTTGATTGGCGTGCATACGAAACGCCCCCAGATGCGCCCCACCACCGATTGCGCACCCGTGGCGCGTGGCCTCCAAGTAATGCGTTACATCACCCAAATACTGGCGCGGTGTCACTGCGCCAAGGGGTGTGTAGTCCATCGTAAATGCGCATCGGGACTTATCAAACATCACAAATGACGGTTCACCAATAAAGTTCTTGTGGACCGCCATCAGACGCAGGATGTTCTCGCGGGATGACTTAATCACTTCTTCTTGCGCAATCAGTGATGGCGCTTTTAGGAGTTGCCCTTGATCGTCAATCCAGTGCCGCTGGTGCCACGCCATGACGCATTTGGAGTTGTAAGACATGAGATGCACCAGGTAACTTGTAGAGGCCGGATAAATCACATCATCGTCATACACAAATCGCACAAGGTCCGTTGGCGCCTGGTCCCATAAGTATTGGTAATGAGCCACTTGATCACCTGGACAGATAGCGCTGGTGTCATGATAGTCAAAGGGCGTTGTATGGAGTACGTCTTGAATGATGTTTGTGATGGCATCGTGATCGTCATGATTGGACGCGTGATTACCAATCACCAAGTGCGTATCAACATAGGACTGCGCCAACACGCTGATCAGCGTCTGCGCCAAGTGCTTTGGCTTATAGGCAGGAACCAGAATAGTTACTGGTTTCATGAGTTACGCTTTCTGATTTCTTCGGCTAATCGCACCAGTTCATCGGATTTGCGCTCAAGGTCTGCCACCATCTCTTCAAGCACTTCCCACTGAAGGTTGATGTATTCGTTCTTCGGGAAGCTCTCAAGCATAGCGTTTAGCACAGCCTGTCTTGCCATCTTATTCACATCCATGAGTCACCTCGCAGTACGCTTGCGGCGTATAAATAGTAATTATGTGCGTGCTCGGAGCGTTCGTGCAGCTCCATCAACATGTCAATGCACTGCTCTATACCATCGTTCAAACCTTCTTGGTACGCCTCGGTTACAGCATTGTGCTTGGCGTGTTCGCGGTCAATATACCTATCCTCATCCATAAAGCACCCTCTTAATGTGATCAGGCAGCATAGGCAGTGGTGCCCAAGCAATCGCCCATTTATCCCAAACACCAATCACGCATACGCCACCAGGATTCAACAGCAGCATCTTCACGCCAAGTGGTGGTGGATCATCTTGCGGTGTACGCCAAACGGTATGGCCTGCGATGTAATCCTTCACACCACAGCTCTCAAGTTACGTTTAATGGGCTTACCCCATTGGGACTGATAACCCTTGCCGTACAACCCCACAGCGGCATCCGAGGCAAAGGTTAACGCCAAAGCATCAGCCATATCGGGCGAGCCGATTCCGCGTTTGCGCATCTCGTCCTTGCTCTCCAACTTCATCTTCCCGTTGGAATTAAACGCGTAACGCGGTGCCACAAGTTCCGCCAATAACGCATCATCTTTAGGCAATTTGCAATCGCGCTTCTCCAACCAGGCTTTCATCTTGCCCCATAGCTCAGCCCTCAAATTCGTGTAAATCGTTCCCATCGCAGGGGACTCGGCCACGTTAATCCCTCGCGCTGGCATATTCAACTCGCGCAACCTATCCACAACACCGGCCCCAAGACCAATGGAATCAACAAGGATCTCAATGGGCCTGTCTTCTGGCTTCATGGCTTCGTACTCAGCCACCACAGCACCGGTTGTCTGCATCAGATCCAAGTTACGCCACTTCCGTATCTCGGACACTGTATTGCCCTGGCGCTTAGCCAGTGCCGTGGCATCCGTCCCAAACCTCGCCACATCCAATCCCCACACAATCGGCGCATCGCTCGTTGGCGATACATCACGGTGAAACGCGCTATCCACCAATTCAACGCCAATCAAGGTGTCATCGTCGGAGCGCGGAAACTCACCCAAGACACGCACTCGAAACGCATTGGACTCTTCGCCATAGCGTGACGCCATATCGTCAATGTAAGCCTTCGATACGCGCTTGGAGTCATAACAAGACACCCGACGCGTCCACCATTCATGCTTTAAACGGTTATGCGTATCAAAGAAAAACCCCGATGACTTCGTCGGGTTACCCAGCAAAATCGTCACGGCGTTATGCCCTGACATGGAACCGGCAGCCGCCTCAAACACGGCTTCAGGAATGCCCGACGCTTCATCCGCCACAAGCATCACATAATCGCTATGCACACCCTGCAACGCCTCTGGTTGCTCGGCACGCGATGTACGGGCGGAGATAAACGCTTCAGTGGGCGAAGACTTCAACTCAATCCGATCCGTTTTCGAGTCAAGCAACTGCTTCCATACATCAGGCAATTCTTTCACCCAACGCTTGAGCTCAGCAAACAATGCGTCATACAACTGGCTTGTTGTTGGCGCTGTCACCACTACTTTCACTGGATAGCGGCACAGCACAAACCAAATCATCGCCCATGAAGCGGCGGTCGATTTACCAATACCGTGACCCGATCTGACACTAATCTTTCGCTCGCCATCCGAAATAGCCTGCAAAAACTCAATCTGCCAAACGTCAGGCTCAACACCAATCACTTCACGCACAAAAAGCGGTGCGTTGTTCGCGTACCTGTCCAAAGCACGCGAAAACAACTTCACCAGTTCATGGTCCTTCAAATCTTCATTCACGAGCAAGCACCTTAGCAACACCAGCGTGCGTAATCGTCACGCCATGCAATTTCATCACTTCGCCAGCAATCTGACGCAGCGACATGGAACCCTTTAATAACTTTATCGTAGCCACAGCGGCTTGCTGCTCGGCAATGGGCTCAAGGGTTGCCGCCTTACCAGCACCTATAACGCGATACCCAAAAGGCGGCAATCCACCAACATGCCCTCCTGCCTGGCGCTTCGCCGCCTGGCCTACGCGCTGCCGATCCTTAATCACTCTACGCTCATGCGTGGCAAAGGCCGCCATGATCTCAAGCATCAGCTGCCCGTAAATATTCTTCTCATCCGTAACATCACCATGGCCGTTGATGATCAATCTGATCCCTTCGCGCTTAAACTCATGCACCACATTCAACGTGTCCATCGAGTTACGGCTAAACCGATCCAGTTTCGCCACAACCACCGCATCACCGCGCTTAAGCGTCACACCATTTGCCGCCAACCGATCAATAAATCCCAAATGACCTGATACGCCAGCGTCCTCGATGAACCGGTCAATAACCAGGTTATGCGTCAGAGCATTACCTTCCACTTCACGGCGTTGCGTGTCAAGGCTTGTTCCGTTGGCTTGCTCGTCAGTGCTCACTCGCAAATAACCGTAGTTCATAACGCCACCCAAATCATCGTTGCATACAAGACGCCAAACAGTGCGCCGCCAAGGATCAATGTTGCTGTACTGGATTTCATCTCATTCACCGTGTTTGTTTCATTGATGTAACTTTACACCGCGTTTACAGGCATGAGTAACGTTTACACAAAATTTTTTTTTGTAGCCGACAAGCGGACAAGCGGTGGGTGGGGTGGGTAAGCTAGAAACGCTTAACGGTCCACATTAGCCATTGCACAGCGTGCTTGCTTGCACAGCGTGCTGGCGGCGCGTGTGGGGTACCGCGCCAACGCCGCCCCCTCGAAATTGATAAGGGGGGGGCGAGCCGCCGGCGCGGAACCCAGAGTGTCGCGTCAGCGCGACAAGTCACTCGTTGTGCGGCGCAACATCTATGGTGTTGTCATCTTCGTTTACGGCGTTTACGCTTTCGCGGTATCGATTCGCCATTAAATGCGCGTCGGTGATGTTCACTTGAACGTTAACTTGCGCCTTGCTCTCGCCATAGGCCTGCTGGTTCCACTTGCCAGCCAACCATTGCCGGTAACGAGCTCTCACGTTCGCCAGGTTAGCCGTTGCCACGTCCGCTGAATCGACAATCGTCAACCCCTGTTCCGCCAAAGCATGCGCGGCACGCGCACGCGCACGCGAGAACTCTTCACTGCGCTTCGGCGTTGTTTCCGCCCACGCGTAAAACGCGCCCTCGCTCACTTCCAACCTTCCAACAATGTCCGTTATCTTTATCCCGCTTGCAATGTCCTCAAACAACTTTTCCTCGCCACCTGGATACCGATGAATTGACCTATTGACAATGGACCGAGCCTCGCGCCTTTTCTTGTTGGACATTTCAGCAACTTGGCTTTCCACAGAAACTGTCAACCCTCCCTCCGCGCCACGCGCTTCGCGCACCGCGCCATCATCACCTTTCGCGTCACCAGTACCTCCCAAACGCGTCAGATCGCTCTCAGTTCGATTTTCAGCTTCCATAGTCACTTACCACCTTTCGCTTGTTCCATCGCCTCTAATGCGCCTTTGCTCAACGCATAAGCCTGTTCGCTACTTCCCTTGTAGATTGGACCAATATCCTGTTCCTCCATCAGCGTCAACACTTCCGCGCCAGGCATAGCCCGTTTGATGTTCACGGCTTGCGTAAAAAATTCCTGCTGCAAGATTATCGCCACCTCGTCAATCGTCCAACAGTCACACTCAGGACGCATCTGCGCGTAGGCGTGGACAGTTGCCGCGTCAGCGCAAATCGCAAACACACTCCCATCTTCCCGCTGGCCCTCCAACACATCCTCGTGTAACGGTTCCACGCCAAGCGTTTCCGCCTCCTTCTCTAACACGTCATACGCTCTCAGCATCCCGCCAACCGCTGACCTGTAACTCTCCACATCTCGGCTCTGGTACGCCAAACGACAACGGTGAATCTGCTTCCAGTAACGCAACCTGGTTTCCTCGCTCACGATTTCCGCCAAACGATCCAAACCCCAACGCTGATCCGCCTTCCTCTTTCTCGCCACAACACTAACCGCCAAACTGTTCAACGCCAACACAATCGGGTCACGCTCATCAAAGGGTTCCTTTAACCCATCAAACTTTGTCCCGCCATGCAATGCTTCATAAACCTTTCCCCGCTTACTCGTTCTCGCCATAAGACAAAACTCCTCTCTTTACGCTTTACGCCAAACCAACCGTCCGAAACATGGAAGCGTCCGAATGTGTGTCTTTCAGACACACACACATTTCGGACGCGTTCGACTTTTGTTCGTTCATCATTTAGGACAACTTAGGACGCTTTTTCGGACGGTTTAGGACGTTTAACTGCATTTCGGACGTTTACTTTCGGACGTCAAAATCATTGAAATTTACTTTCGGACGCAATCCGGACGCTAAACCGCGTTTTTTGCTTATTTTTTAAGCATTTTTTGGCGTTTCATCATCAAGTTCGGACGGCATTTCGGACGCCTAAAAACCTTCCTCGTTAACCGGTTTGATCCACGCCAAATCATTCCTGATGGCGGCAAACCCTAACTCAACCAACTTATCCTTAATTTCCTTCCACCGCTTTCGCTTGTCGGACTCCTCTACATCGCTTCCAAGCCTAGCGTATACCTCATCCCGCCAACGGTCTAACGTCACCGCTCGATGGCGTTCTCCCTGCACGATCTGGTACTGCCCTTCAACCTTCACAATATGGCGTAACGCTTCCCTGCCCATCGACTGATGCTTACCCCTTCCCGCGTTTGCTCTTGATCCTTGTGGCGGCTTAAAGCCAATGCCATCCGGTAACTGTCCATCGAATGGCTTAACCACTAACGTGGCGGATGAATCATCCTCAAACCCAAGGTTTAACTTGGCGGCAGACGTTTCTGATTGATCAAAACTCACTGTATCCATCGAGAAATGAATTTCCACACCGTCCTTGCCATCCTTTTGCTTGGTAACCTTTAAGGTTCCTGACATTTGATCGACATGGCGGGAAATCTCAATCTGCGTATCCACAGCGCCCAGGAAACTGGAATGCCCTCTAAGCCCTAGCGACGCGTCCTTGCCTGAATGGTGGACAACTAAGAGCGCCGCGCCCGTG